ATTCAGTCTCCCCCGGAAGCTCCTGGGGCGGGGTCCACGCGCCCCGCCCCGGGAGTATTTGAGGTGCCAGGATGCCGAAGCCGACGGTCGCGCAATGCCGAGACTGGCTGAAGATCCCGCATACGCAGGACGACAGCCAGCTCACCATCTGCCTGGATGCGGCATGGACTGAATGGACCGACAGCACCGGGCGAAGCGAGGCCGAGATCACCCCGGCCGAGTTCACGGCCGTGCTCGAGCGGGTCGGCAACCTCTACGGCTTCCGTGGCGACGACTCCGTCGGGCCGTCGACCTGGTTCGTGGACAGCATCCGCAGGATGCACAACCCCAATTCGGTGGGCTGAACGATGGCCGGCGCCGGCTACCGACGCGAGCGGATGAAGTACCAGAGCATGACCCCGACCGTGGACGCGGCCGGGCAGCAGACGCTCACGTGGACCGACGTCGCGACCGTGGCCGCCGTCGTCACCCCGAGCCAGCGCGAGGTCATCGACGACGGCGGCGTGGCCGTCCGCACGGACGTCGTCCTGGAGACCTCCTGGCACCCGTCCATTCAGGCGAAGGGCCGACTGGTGGACATCGCCACGAACCGCGTCTACTACGTCTCGTCAGTCATCGACCCGGACGGCGCCCGCCGCCGCCGGCTGCGCGTGGTCGCGTCGGAGGTGGCCACGTGATCCGGGCCGTCTTTGAGAACGCCGAGGTAAAGGCGCGGCTCCTGGCCATGAGCCAGGTGGCCCGGGAGCGGGTCTACCGCCGCGTGATGCGGCGCAACGCGAAGCCCGTGGTGAACCAGCTGACGCAGGCCTGGAAGGGCGCCCGCCGCCGCCAGGGCGAAATCACGGGCGACATCGCGTGGGCGCAGGAAGCACGGCTCCGGTTCAAGCGGCGCGGCAAGGCCGCCGGCATGGCAACGCTTGAGATCGGCACGAACTACAAGCACGGCGGCGGGGCCAAGCTCTGGCACATCATCGAACGGGGCTTCCGCCACTACGGCAAGAGCAAGACCTACCGCACGATGGGCACCGAGGCCAACCGGATCAAGGCCGAGCGGAAGTCCTTCGTCTCCGAGGTCGCCACGGCCAACCGCGTCCAGGGCATGGGCAAGTCGTCCGTTGGCATCGCCTTCCGCGCATGGCGCGAGAAGCATGCCGACAAGGACGCGAAGCTGGTGGCCGCCGAGAAGGGCAGGGGCGAACGCCGTGCCGACGCCCGCCGCCGAGGCGGCAGCGCCGTCGCCGGCCGCTGGATCTCGCGGCCCATCGCCCAGAAGTGGGCGCCGCTGCTTGCCAAGAAGGTCCGCGAGGACCTGATCGCCGAGGTCCTGAAGGCTGCCCGCAAGCGCCCCGCAGGCGTCCGCAAGCGGACCAAGCCGGTGGGATCGGCGTCGGCTGCGTCCGCGGCGCCCGTCGGCGCATCGTCGGGCGGTGCTCGCCCGGGCCGTGACGCGCAGGGCCGATTCCTGCGGAGGTCGGCATGAGCCTCATCACGGCCATCTACGACCGCCTGAAGGCCATCGCGAACACGACGGTCAGCCCCGAGCTGCGCCGGCTGGGCGACCCGACCCCGGCCGTGAACTACTCGGTCTCCTGGGACTGGACCCTCGCCATGGACGGCAGCCGCACCCAGTACCGGGTCGCGACCGTCCGCGCCCAATGCTTTGCCGACACCCTCCTCGTCGCCGAGGCGCGGGCCATGTCCGTGGTCGGCCGGCTTGAAGGGGAGTGGACACAAGGCAGCTACGACGCCGTCTGCCGCGCCATCGGGTGCGAGCAGGGCATGGCCATGCCCGACGACGGCCAGGGCGACGCCGAACGATTCGTCACCGTCACCGCAGAACTACAGATCAAGGAGCCTGCCTAATGCCATCACGCGCAATCACTGGTTGGGGCGGAACGCTCAAGCTTAAGCTTGGATCAAACACCGAGAGGACCATCCCGGTCCGCAACGTGAACATTGAACGCCAAGCGTCCGAGTTCGACATGACCGCCCTGTCGGATGCCCGGATGTTCGCCGGCCCCGGCCGTGTGAAGCGGACCGGGTCCTTCGAGGCCTACATCTCCACCGAGACCGTGGACATCACCACGGCCATCGAAACGATCAACATGGCGAACACGGCGCTAATGGTGCTGACGTTCAGCGACAGCGCCAGCACCGTCACCACCATGAACATCATCATCACGGGCGCGAACCAGACGCACTCGGCCGAGGACGCGGCGATCTACTCCGTGACCTTCTCCGAGACCGTGGCGGCGGTGACGCCTTGAGCACGACGGGTCCATCCTGGCGGGCCGTGGATCTCGGCGGCGTCGGAGCCGTCGAGGTCCGCGGTCCCACCCTCCGGGACGCGGTCGGCGTCGACACTTCCGACCTCGCGTGGTGGCATCGGTGCGTCCGCACCCCGGGCAGCGAACAGCCCTGGACACGGGAGCAGCTCCTGGACCTCCCGGTGCAGGCTGCCAACGAGCTCGCCAACGAGGTCATGCAGGCCCGCCCTACACAGCCGCCGAGCGGCGGCTCTGGAGGCTGATGCCGACCATGGACGCGCCGCTCGCAATTGCCCAGGAGCTGACGGCCGTGGAGCGTGTGGAACACCTCCTCACGGTGGTCGCTTGCTCGCTCACCGGGCAGCCGGCCCATGTCGTGTGCCCATGGCGGCGGGCCGGGATCGACTCGTTCCTGAAGGCGGTGAGCCGTGGCTAGCACGAACATGAAGGCCGTCGTGACCCTGACCGCAGACGCCTCGGGCGTCTCGGCCGGAGTGAATCGGGCTCTTGGCCAGCTTCAGCGGCTCCAGGACGGCGTCTCCCAGCTGCGGTCCATGGCCGTCGCCGGGATGCTGGCAAACGTCTTCGGCAAGTTTGCATCGGGCGCCATGGACCAGGCCAACCAGATCATGGACGCCGCCCGCACGTACAGCCCCGAGGGGATGCGCGGCGCCATGGATAAGCAGATGGCCGAGACCGAGTCCATGATGGAGCTTGGCAAGGCCTTCGGCAACATCGTCAGCCTGATCGACCAGGCTGCCGCCGCCCACATCAAGGACCTCACCAAGTACCTGATCGACAACAAGGAGCCCATCGGCCAAGCGCTGGCCATGATCGTCGGCTTCGGGATGGGCCTCGCCGACGTCTCCGCGCAGCTCCTCGTCGGCTTCGGAAAGCTGGTGGAGTGGGTGGACACGCTGCTGTCCGCACCCGCCACGGCAGTCGACCAGGCTGCCGGCGTTGCGTCCAGCGGACAGCTTGGATTGCAGGCGCAGGGAGCGGGCATGATCTACGAGCTGCTCAGGCGCAAAATGGGGGGCGAGTGACATGGCAAGCCGCCTGATACCGCGCACGGACACGGACTCGTTCTCGCTGGCGGCGCCCGGCGAGGAGACCACGTGGACCCAGCAGTTCACGTTCGTCTACGACGACGCCACCCTCAAGACCGTTTGGGACGTCTACGGCGACAACCTGGTGCCCAAGCAGGGCAGCCGGTACGTGCCGCCCGGGTCCACGCCAGCCACGGACATCCGGTCCAGGTTCATCTGCCGATCAGTCGACATCAGGCCCATCCCGCAGTCGCAACGCGCATGGGATGTCCGCGTCACCTGGAGCCACCGCCAACCGCAGGACGCGAGCCGGCCGTACTTCCGAATCACCCGTTCGACCGGCTTCCGGTCATTCGCCGCCTACCGCGGCGGGGCCGCCATCTTCACGGGCGTCCCGGCGAACGGCTCCGTCCCGTACCCGCCGACCGGCTGGATCGGCGGCGACAAGCTGGACGCCAACCAGCAGCCTCTCACGTGGCGCATCGCACAACAGTCGATTTCGGTGGACATCACTTGGGACCGGACTTTCAACAAGTCGACGGACGCAGTCTCTGACGCGACCGTCCACCCGGACCCGCCGAACGAGTGGACGTCTATCTACTGCGGCACCCGCAACAGCATCGCTTTCCTTGGCTGGCCCATCGGGTACGTGACCTACCTCGGCTGGACCATGAGCCCGAGCCCGGACGAGACCGCCGTGGTCTCGCACAAGTTCCTCGCCGACGACTACCAATTCCTGGAGCAGCGCCCGGCGCCGGCCGCCGGTGGAACCGGAAAGCCGCTCCTCGCCGCCGGCCTCAGCTGGGGCTCCGCTCCGGTGATTCCCGTGCAGTCGGCCGCGAACGTCGCCTGGTACCAGCCGTACCAGGAGCTAACCGACTTCTCGAACCTGTTCAAGTGGCGGTCGTGGACCTCCGGCACGAACGACAACCTGTGGTGGCGGATGTCCAACCCGGCGCCGCTGATGAACACGAACCCGCCATGACGTACCAGGAACCCATCTTCGAGCGTGGCCTGTTCGGCAAGGCGAACGCCTTCGTCACGAACGCCTGGAGCAACGCCGCCCGCGCCGCCAGCGAGTACGCGGAGGGGATGGAGTGGGCGCAGCGCCAGGTCGTTTCCGGTGCCGTGACCGAGACCTGGCTGGCCAAGTGCACCGCCGCCACGACCCTCGCCCCCAACCGGTGGCGCTACACCTTCGAGGATTTCGACATCACCTCGGCCGCCGCGCCGCTCACAAACTCGAACACGTTCGGCGAGGGAACCCAGGCGATCAACATCCGCGAGCTGCGGAACACGGCCGGCGCCATCGACGGGACGCCGATCCCGACGGGCGCCACGGTCGGCCCGGTCGGCAGCGTCTGGAACGGCACGTCCTGGACGACGACCAACCTCGAAGGCTACGTCTGGATGCACGCGACCCAAGACACCACGGGCGGGACGCTCTTCTGGTTCGACACCCCGAACCCGGTCCGCTGCGCGTCAAGTTTCTTCACCGAAGGCGAAGGAGGCGGCGAGTCATGATCGCGAACACCGCATACATGGCCATCGGCCCGCGACAGATCATCGTCCAGGGCTCGGACTGGTCCAGCACCGTCACCGTCCGCGACGCGGCGGCTGCCGCGGTCGACATCACGACCTACAGCTTTGAGGTCTACGCGGAGGTGAACGGCGTGAAGGTCGCGGGCGCGATCACGAAAGTGAATCTCCCGGGCGGCGTCCTCTCGGTCTCATTCAGCGACACGCAGACGGACACCTTCCCGGCACCTGCCCTGGGCGTCGCGCAGCTGTGGGCCGAGGTCGGGACGACCCGGCTCTGCATCCTGACCTGGAACATCCTGACCGTGCCGGAGCTCACGCCATGACCCGTTCGATCTACTCGCTCTGGCCGTGGACGCCGACCTCCCCGTCGACGCCATGCCTCGCCACCGGCGCCCCCAACCAGCCCGGCGGCCTGACCGCCACCGGCGGCGTCGGCACGATCTCGCTGTCCTGGACGGCCGACGCGACCGCCGCGCCCAACCAGGCGACCTACTACGAGGTCGAGCGGTCGAACGACGGCCTCGGGTCGTGGAGCGTGATCGCGACCAGCCTCACGACGAACAGCTACACGGATACGGTGGCGGCGAGCACCAGCCGTCACTACCGGGTCTATGCGTACAACTGCGACAGCGGCAGCCTCGCGAGCACCTCCGCGTCCGCGACCACCGCGCCGGCCGCGCCGAGCTCGCTGACCGCGACGGCGACGAGCAGCACGCAGATCAACCTCGCCTGGACGGACAACTCGTCCGACGAGACGGGCTTCATCATCCAGCAGCGCAGCCCGTCGGGCTCGGGGTCGTGGAGCACGATCCACACGACCGGCTCGGGTGCGACGAGCTACTCGGTGACCGGGCTCACCGCGTCAACCAGCTACGGCTTCCGCGTCGCGGCGACCCGCACCTCGCCCAGCGCGACCAGCGACTACACGGCCGAGGCGTCCGCGACCACGCAGAGCGGCACCAGCACATATTCAGTCGAATATCTCTGCATCGCAGGCGGGGGAGGTGGTTATGCGGGTGGTGGTGGCGCGGGGGGATATCGCGCCGGAACATTGACCTTGACGGCTGGAAGTGGTTCCAAGACCGTCACTATTGGGGCAGGAGGCGCGGGCGGAAACACCAACGCAAACGGCTCCAACAGCGTGTTTGACACCATCACGTCTACGGGCGGTGGAAAGGGCGGAGGTTTCAGCGCCAGTGCTGGGTCAAGTGGCGGATCAGGCGGTGGTGGCGGCTGGAGTGGCGACCCTGCACAAACGTCCACCGGAGGCACCGGCACGAGCGGGCAAGGCAACAACGGAGGAGGCAACGGAGGATTCTCCGGAACGAGTCCGTATCCGGCTGGAGGTGGTGGTGGAGCAGGAGGTGCGGGAGGCAATGCGACTGGACATGCCACCCCTGGAGCAGCGGGTGCTGGCTCGGCTTCTTCGATCACGGGAAGCAGCGTGACTCGGGCGGTCGGTGGTGGCGGTGGCGTTCTGTCCGGAGGCACGGACGTCAATGGTGCTGCCAACACCGGAAACGGAGGAACCCGCAGCGGATCCGGCGGCTCCGGCGTGGTGATCCTCCGCATGGCGACCGCGAACTACAGCGGCACGACCACGGGCAGCCCGACCGTAACCACCAGCGGCAGCGACACGATCCTCGAATTCACGGCATCCGGCTCCTACACGGCATAAACCATGGCACACGCAGCAGAACTAGACCATTGGGACCGAGTCATCCGCGTGATCGTGGTCAGCAACGACCTCGAACCGAACGTGGAGCAGTGGTGCTCGGACACGTACGGCGGCTACTGGAAGCAGACCTCGTACAGCGGGAGCATCCGGAAGAATTTCGCGGGCATTTCCTACACCTACAACGCCGACCTCGACGCCTTCATCCCGCCCAAGCCGTACCCGTCGTGGGTGCTGGACGATGCGACGTGCCAGTGGAAGGCACCCGTGCCGATGCCGCAGGACGGCGAGATGTACGAGTGGGACGAGGCCGCCGGCGAGTGGGTGGTGGTGGACGCGGCATGAAGGCCGCCGCCGCCATCCTCGCGCTGACGCTCGGCGGCTGCGTGTCGCACACGGCCGCCATCGGCGAGGCTGCATCGGACGTTCGCACCGACGTAGCCGTCGCCAAGGAGCACCTCGGCGAAGCCCGCGCCGCCCTGGACCGGATCGACGTTCACGCGGCCACCGTGCACAACCACCTCGGCCACGTTTCGGACGACGAGAATCCGTTCGTGGAGGCCTTGCGATACGGGTCGTACATCGTCGGCGCCGCGGTCGTGGGCGCCCTCGCATTCATCATCCACCAGAGAACGAAGTGATGGAACCCTATCAATACATGATCTGGCTGGCCGCGCTGCTGCTCGGCTCGTTCGGGGCCGGCTGCTCGTTCGGCCTGACCGTCCGCACCACCAAGGGAAAGAAGCCCGCCAATGCTCGCCGCAAGTGAATTCGCATCGTCCATCGCCATCGCCGTCCTGCTGCTGGTGAGCGGCGTTGTCGGCGGGTTCTGGTACTGCCGGAAGTCGAAGTGAGGTTCTTCTGCTGCTGCAACACGAACACGCCGTGCGGGCTCTGCCCGGCGCGGCCGGCTGACTTTGCGACACGCGACTACCGGATCTTCATCCCGGCAATATCGCCTGGGCAATTCGGGAAGCCCAATCCAGGCGGCAACCCAAACGCGGACCCATGTGCAGATAACGTCGGCTACGACCACGGGTACTGCGCCATCCATGAGCCAGGAGCCTTCCTGTACGCCAGTCGGCGCCTCGGGCCATGCCCGCCCGGAACTGCCACCGGATTCTGTTCCGCCGGCTACGGCCCGAACGGCGGTTCGCTCGGCGGCGTGACGACGCCGAACATCGTGCCGTACTACCCCGGCCCTGGCTCAGAAAGCCGAGACCCTGTCACCCTCTTATCTCCGGGAATCATCCAGATCGAAACACCTGGCGGCGGCGCCCCGGCGGAAACGCGAATTACGGTCGTCCTTGGCAGCCGGTGCGGAGACGGGTTCAATTGGCCTTGCAGCTCATCGTGCGTAAACCGGATGTCCATCAGCGTCGGCTGGGCGTGGTTCGTCAACGTGACCTACACCGACGCGACTTGTACTACCCAGACCACCATGCTGACGATGACCAAGGGCGGAACCTACGTATCCGACCCCTTTGCTGGGGCATTTCCTGAAACGCTCCACCTCAAGTCCGCATCGGTGCGTCCGTCGTATCAACCGCCCGGAAGCACCCCTGGCAACTGGGGATGCGGGTACGCCCACCACAGCACCGGAAACCCAGGGGACTTCTTGTTGCCGTCTATCTGCCCTTTGAGCTACGAGCCCGACGGCACCCTGACGCCGCCGTTCGAGATCCCGACGACCATCAGCATCCAGAGGTACGTATGAACGAGGCGCTAGAGGCCGCCATGGCGAACGCGGCAAATCCGCCGAAGCTGACGCCCGGCCTCGGTGACGCCGTGGCCGCCGCGACCAAGGCCGTGGGCGTCAAGCCCTGCGGGGGCTGCCGGCGGCGCCAGGAGGCGATGAACCGGGCGACGCCGGGCTGGGCCTCGCGGCTGCTCGGGCGGCTTGGATTCGGCGCACCTTCGGAGAAATATGTAGCACCCCCGCAACATTGATGCTACAGTGTAAACACCCCTAG